TTATCGCCAACGTGCTCAAAATGCCTATGAAGAAGCCTACATCTTTATGGAGTTGATTCGAGACTTGAACATCTACACCTTGCCCCAAGAAGTGTATAGTGTGCGTCAAATATTCCGCAGAACATTTGGTGATTCAACAGGACCGTTTGCGTCAAACTTTGATCCGTTTGCACAGGCCTCAATCAATGTGTACCTCATGAACTTCAATGTAGCAGGTGGACTGGCCACATACGACTTCTACTCACAGTATGTGGAACTGGCTGGACGTATGTTTGGCGCATACATGAACTATACCTGGAATCCTGTGACAAAGAAACTTCAGTTAATTCGTGATCCAAAAGGCACTGGCGAAAATGTCTTGCTTTGGGTGTATCAAACCAAACCCGAAATCCAACTGCTAAGTGACTACCAAATCAGCCAATGGATCCGAGACTACATGGTAGGTGCTTGCAAAATGATCATTGGTGAAGCACGTGAAAAGTTCTCAACCATTGCTGGACCACAGGGCGGCGGGCAACTAAACGGTGCCGCAATGAAATCAGAAGGGCAAGCCATCATGGATGCCAAAATTGAAGAACTCAAAATGTACGTGGATGCAAGTCAGCCACTTACCTGGGTAATTGGTTAAACGCTACTCGACAAACTATTGCAGTTGTGTTACAATCATTGAATGCACTTGATGATTGATCTTGAGGGCTTGGCAACCGGCCCTGACACCACTATCCTTACCATAGCCGCCCAGGCATTTGATCCGTTTGGGTCAGGGCATTACGACCGACATTACTATGCTAGAGTTACACTGGAGAGTCAAGAAAATCGTTCTATCGACGATGGAACCCTAGCCTGGTGGGCAACTCAACCCGCTCACGCCAGGGAAGAAGCATTTGGGGAACAAGATCGAATTCCACTAGATCAAGCACTAGACGAACTAGGTCGGTTGATCTGGCATGCCCGACTAATTTGGGCCCAGGGTCCAACTTATGACATGAACATTCTTGAACATGCCTACAAGAGTTATGGTAAAGCCCTGCCGTGGAAATACTACCAAGTGCGAGACTCAAGAACTGTGTTTAGTTTATGGCCCGAGTTGCCTATTCCTCCCACCAGCCACCATGCTCTGGAAGACTGCCGCAGACAAATAGGCATGTTACAAACAACACTTCAACACCTTAACGTAAAGGAACTCAAATGATCATTGGCATCTGTGGATTTATTGGCTCGGGCAAAGATACTATTGCTGACTATCTTGTTAACTTACATCACTTTCGTAGGGAAAGTTTTGCATCAACTCTTAAAGATGCTGTGGCACAGGTGTTTGGTTGGGATAGAACCATGCTGGAAGGGCGCACAAAACAAGCCCGTGAATGGCGCGAGCAAGTGGATCCATGGTGGGCAGAACGCCTGCACATGCCCACACTAACTCCACGCTGGATCTTGCAGTACTGGGGTACAGAAGTGTGCAGAGCCGGATTTCATGACGATATCTGGATTGCCAGTTTAGAAAACAAACTGCGCCACAGTCAAGATGATGTTGTGATTTCTGACTGCCGTTTCCCTAATGAAATACGGGCTATCAAAAGTGCAGGTGGCCGGGTTATTAGAGTGACTCGTGGGCCCGAACCCTCTTGGTATGATGCGGCGGTGAGTGTAAATCGTGGTGCCAACGGCAACTCAACCTGGTCAATCAGCCATCGCAAACTGGAAAAACTAGGAATCCATGCCAGCGAAACTGCTTGGGTCGGCACGGACTTTGATGTGGTATTAGACAACAACGGCACCCTAGATGACTTGTATCAGCAGGTTAAAGATCTGGTTCAAGATCGCCCAGACGCCAAGTAACGTCACTGCGTTTTACTTCCACACCGCAGTTCAAACACACAGTTCGTAGATTGCGTTGATTGCTGTTGTTTAGATCACCGTCCAGGTGAAACACAAACAATTGACTGGGATATCGTGCTTTGAACCCGCATTTGTCACATGCGGGTTTTTTCTTGTAGCCATCCAACTGCCAACGCGGCACAGGCGCCTTTTGTTTACGACCTCGACGTTGACAAACAGTACACATTGATCTGTAGTACACACGGTCATATTTGTGGTAGGCTACTGCACGAGGCAACACACCACACACTTTGCAAAACGGTCTCATGGGGTATTTAGCACACGAACCTACATGTAGGTTGTTCAAACTGGGTGTTTTTGGCATTTGCCAATAAATATCTACAACTTGAAAAGGAAACCATTATGGCTTTAACATCACCAGGCGTAGAAGTAACAGTAATTGACGAGAGTCAATACGTACCCTCAGCCGTTAACACAGTACCTTACTTTGTGGTTGCCACAGCGCAAAACAAAGTATCCAGTGACGGCATCACTGTAGCAGCCGGTACTCTTGCCGCTAATGCAAACAAAACATATTTGATCACCAGTCAGCGCGATTTGGCACAGACATTTGGTGTACCGTTCTTCTACAACACCACAACTGGCACTCCTATCAACGGATACGAACTCAACGAATACGGCTTGCTTGCCGCTTACTCTGCCTTGGGTGTTACAAACCGTGCTTATATACAACGTGCTGATGTTGATTTGACAGCACTCACAGCCAGTTTGACTCGCCCATTGGGCACACCAGCCAATGGCACCTACTGGTTAGACACGGGTCTTTCTACCTGGGGCTTGTTTGAATGGAATGCCACCACAGAAACATTTGATCTACAAACTCCTACCATAATAACAGACACAACAGACACAGTGGGCGGCAACGGCTCAAACCCAATTGCTGATGCCACACCATTGGCAACCATTGGCAGTATTGGTGACTATGCGGTGTCGGCTGTAGATGCAAATGCTTTTGTTTATTACAAAAAGTACGACAACACCTGGAATCAAATTGGTAGCAACGGCTGGAAAACTTCATGGCCCACAGTGGCAGGAACCAACGCAGTCACCACTACCTTGACTGTGGGTGCCGACATGATCATCAACGGCACCACAGTCACAGTTGGTGCAACCAACACTGTGGCAGGTTTTGTCGCAGTTATTAATGCTGCCTCTATCACAGGCGTTACTGCTCGTGCAGTGAGCAATCAATTGTATCTGTATGCTACCAGTGCCGCAGGCACAGACGGTTCTACATTGAACAGTGATGGTTTTATTGAAGTTGTGGCTGGTCCTAACTTGGGCACTGCGTTGCTGACTCAGTTGGGTATTACTGCAAGCCAGTATCCTGCACCACAGTATTTCCCAGGCTACAGTTATGAACAACCCAAATGGATTTCAGGTGCTACTATTGATCCATTAAATGCAAGACCCACAGGTTCTGTGTGGCAAAACATGAGTTCAGCCAACAACGGATTGCAGTTGATAGTCAAGCAATACAGTGCCGCCCTTGGAACTTTTATCACACAATCTTGTCCTGCCTATACCAGTGACACCGCCGCCATTTATGGACTTGATCCCACAGGCGGTGGAAAAAACATTCCGGCTGGCACAACCTACGTGGAATATACTTCGTTTAATTGGGATACTGTGGTTGACACAGCGGCGTTTACAATTCAAGAACGTTATGCGGCAGGCGCAACAATAATAACTGGCACTACTGTACCTACAGGAACAGCATTTGTGGTTGGTAATAGTTTTAGTGTGAATTCTACAATACCTGGCTCCTCTGCCGTGTATTCGGCTACTGCTACCATTGGTGGTACCGGCACTGTGAGTGATTTTATTGCAGCTGTATCGGCAGCAGGAAATCCCTATGTGTCAGCCAGTGTTAACTCAGCAGGTAACATTGTGTTTACTGTGAGTACAGGCGGAGCAATGTTCTCAGTAAATATAACTGGAACTCCAATGACCACTGCTGGTTTTGTGTTCGGTGCTCCTGATCAAGTGGGACATGCAGCCTCTGGAGCGACTACTCTAAAACTCAGTAACTTTGTAACAACACCATTGTTTGAATACACAGCCAGTCCCACTGCGCCAGACTCATATCCAGATGACGGTCGTTTGTGGTATTACAGTGCAGTTGATGCGGCTGATATCATGATTCAAGATGATGGGTCATGGCAAGGTTACCAAAACGTTACCAATGATGTTCGTGGTTACGATCTAACTGATTGTAACGCCACAGGACCCATCATCAGTGCCACAGCACCTACCACGCAAACTGACACAGCATTGAGTCCGTTGGTATACGGTGACTTGTGGATTGACACATCTGACCTGGAAAACTACCCCAAACTGTATCGTTGGCAAGCAGTCAGCGGTGTTGAACAATGGGTAGAAATTGATACCACGGATCAAACCACACAAAATGGTATCTTGTTTGCAGATGCACGTTGGAGCACAAACGGCACTACAGATCCTTCAGCCGATGCATTGCCAAGTATTGTTAGTTTGTTGACCAGCGATTATCTGGACCCAGATGCACCTAACCCTGCACTGTATCCTCAAGGTACCTTGTTGTTCAACACACGCCGTTCTGGCTACAATGTCAAAACTTGGCAACAAGACTACTTCACAACCACAGCCACTGACTATGCAATTGATGCTTATTCCTCAAGCACAGCCTATGCTGTGAATGACTTTGTGAGTTACAGCAATGGCATCTACGTTTGTGCTGTGGCTACCACAGCCGGTATTGCTCCGAGCAATACTGCATACTGGGATCTGATAGATCTCAACACTTGGCTCACAGCAAGTGGCAACAAAGACAATGGCAGCATGTGGTCAGGTCGCTTGGCACAGCGTCAAATTGTTGTGCAGGCACTCAAGTCAGGTATTGACACCAGCGTGGCAGCACGTGAAGAACAAACGCAGTTCAACATCATTGCCACACCTGCTTACCCAGAGTTGACACCAAACATGATTGCACTCAGCAACGAGCGCAACAACACCCTGTTTGTTGTGGGCGATACACCAATGCGCCTGGGGCCAGATGGCACAAGCCTGGTGGCTTTTGCCACCAACAACAATGGTCTGGGACAACCCAATGGCGATGGCAACATCTTGACCAGCAACTATTGCGGTGTATTCTACCCCAGTTGCCAGACCACAGACCTTGGCGGAAACACAGTTGTGCAACCACCAAGTCACATGATGGTACGCACAATCTTGCGTAGTGATGCCGCAAGTTACCCATGGTTGGCACCAGCAGGCACACGTCGTGGTGTTGTGGACAATGCCTTGGCAATTGGTTATATTGAAGCCACCACAGGTGAGTTTACACAAATTGGTGTGAGCCAATCAGTACGCGACATCCTGTATGAGCGCAACATCAACCCGATCACGTTCATTCCTGGAATTGGTATCACCAACTTTGGTAACAAGACTTCGACTACCACTACCACAGCACTGGATCGCATCAACGTTGCACGTTTGGTTGCATTCTTGCGTGGACGCCTGGAAGAGATTGGTAAACTGTACTTGTTTGAACCCAATGACACAATCACACGCAATCAAATCACCAACAGTGTAAACAGCCTGATGATTGACTTGGTTGCCAAGCGTGCCTTGTATGATTACCTGGTTGTTTGTGACTTGAGCAACAACACTCCTGCACGTATTGACCGCAATGAATTGTGGGTAGACGTTGCTATTGAGCCAGTGAAAGCGGTGGAATTCATCTACATTCCATTGCGTATCAAGAACACTGGTGCAATTGCTGCCGGCGGCTAATTGAAATAGGGGCCTGATTTATCAGGCCTCGTTCTAGGTAAATAAACATATAGGAGATAACAAATGGCAAGCGCATCACTAAACAGAATGACAGTACCACTAGCAAGCGATCAATCCGCGAGCGCACAGGGCCTGTTGATGCCCAAACTCAAATACAGATTTAGAGTATTGTTTCAAAACTTTGGGGTAACTAACGAAACCACAGAAATGACCAAACAAGTTGTCAGCGTGGCTAGACCCAATCTAACATTTGAAGAAATTGCATTACCAATTTACAACTCAACTCTGAAGTTGGCTGGACGTCACACCTGGGCTGACATTGCATGCTCAGTACGTGATGATGCATCAGGCAGTGTTATGACACTAGTTGGTGAACAAATGCAGAAACAACTGGACTTCTTGGAACAAGCATCGGCTGCGGCTGGTATTGACTACAAGTTCATGACCACAATTCAAATTCTTGACGGTGGTAACGGTGCAGACACACCCACTGTGCTTGAACAATGGGAATTGTATGGTTGCTA